ATCGCCCGCGAGGAGATCACCAGCTCGGCAACCATCCCACGCCTTTCACCTGGCGAAAAGATTGAGATGATCGGGCCGAACCGACCGCACGCTGGCTTTGAACCTTTCGCCAAGTTCCTGATTCGTGACGTGGCCATGGGCCTAGGCCTGCCTGTTGAATTCGTTTACGACCCAGCCAGCGTCGGCGGGGCAGGGATGCGGTTTATTGTAGCAAAAGCACAGCGCAGATTTGAGCAGCGCCAACGCCTACTCATCGACAGATTCTGCAATCGGGCATGGAGATTCTTTATTGGCGGCGCAATCGCCAACGGCGATTTACCGGCCGTGGAGGATTACGCAAAGGTAACGTGGCAGACTCCGAAGTCGCTGACTGTGGACGCAGGGCGCGAGGCACAGCAGGCTCGCGAGGATTACAAAGCTGGCCTATCCAGCCTGCAGGATTACTTTGGGGAGCTGGGCCAAGATTGGGAGGAGCAAGTACGCCAGATTGCAAAAGAGCGTGAATTCGTAGCATCGATTGGAACAGTCGCACCGCAGACCGACGTGGCGGCCCCGGTAGAAGTAGTCAAAGAAGCACCCGCAATCGACGAACCAACTCCCGTCAATCCTGAGAAAGATCCAAATGCCGGGCCAGATGCGGAGTTGTCTGCGGTTGTAAAACTAAACATGCCTGATCCTAAAATTGGCGAAAACGAAGAAGCTTTTATGGATCGCTGCATGACAGAAACAAGCATGATCAAGGAATATCCCGATCAGGACAAAAGGCAGGTGGCGTGCAAACTTCGCTTTAGTTCGAAAACAGATTTATCACCTAAATTAAAAACCGAAGCTTTCACAATGAAAGACGATACAGACTTTAACCTATCGGCAAAAGAGCTGGATATGGTGGCTAAAGCAGTCGGGTTAAAAGATAAGAAACCAAGAACTAACAGAAAAAAGTAGTTGTACGCACACCGTCCGCCCATACGATTAGGGCGTGGACGATCTCTCCCCCGATACAAGCTCAGTTTACTACGACGACGGATCGATCAGCGTAGTTGGCCGGACGATCAACGTAGGCCACCCCTACAATCAAACCTATAACCTGGCGTCTATCGTCGGGACTGCACACGGCCGTGAGAACATGGGACTGGGTAGCGTTATGTGGTGTTTCTTGAGTGCGTTCGGAATCTTGCTTGGAGTTGTTACATGCCAAACAAGCCCTGTGCTTGGGATAACTATTGCCTGCATGTCGATTGCTATCCTGTGGAAAATCATTCAAGGATCTTGCCGTCCTTACGTTGAGTTAAAGTTTGGCGGGTTAAACAATCAGATGCTGTTTATGAAAAAAGCCGAACAAGCTGCGCATTTGGCTTATGCCATTAACAAGGCAATCCAAGACATGCACACGCCACCCGAACCTGGGCAGCCTGTTTACAACCCCATCTTTCCAGATCCAGCAGATCCCGTTTCCCGTAATCCTATCTTTAGCCGAAACTGATTTGACACCTGTTGGCCAGCATGGCCAACAAACTCAAAAACGTCTCAATTCTCACCATCGGTGAAGCCCGTGGGCATAACCTTTTAATCGACGAAAAGTCGTTAGAGCAGGCGCTAACCGTGGCGCAATCCATGAAGCGGATCAAAGTAACGATGGGCCATGGCGCACCCGTTACTGGAATCCTTGGATATATCGACGGATTTAGAATTGAAGGCGACCGGCTTATGGGCGACCTGACTCTGTTTAACACTAACGAGGCGCAGTTCGTTCAACACCTGGCGCAAGTGCTTCCAGAAGGCTTTGGAATGTCTCTCACCTTTAGCGGCGTACCCGAGGAAGTTGCAGGCAACCTCTTTGCACGAGTAACTGAAATCTACGATTGTTCAATCGTTTCTGAGCCAGCCGCCAACCCTGCAGGAATGTTTTCTGCTTTCTCAGCAGTTGACATGAAAAAACTTCAAATGAACGAAGCACCTGTCGAAGTCAAAAAAGAGCTTAGCGAACCTGCCGTCGTGGCGGCTCCCGCACCCAAAGCTCCTGCCGTTGAAACTCCCGCAGTTGTCGAAGCGCCTAAAGCCGAACTGGCTGAGATGCCTGCCGACAAGCCTGAGGAGAAAATGGCCGAACCTACTTTGACCGACATCGCCGGGATGCTTGCGGAACTGCTTGCTCTTATGAAAGCGGACGCGACTCAGGACGCGACCGAGGAAGCTCCTGCCGCTCCCGCCAAAGATATGGCGAAAAAAGAGATGAGCGCAAAGATCGAAGAAAAGGCCGACGAAAAGGCCGTGACCACTTTGGAAAAAGCCAAGGCCGACGCTGCTGGCGCAGTAGCGGTTCCCGCTGAATCGAGCCAACCGCTCGGCCGGGCAGAAATCCTCAATCAATTCAACGCGGAAAAGAATCCGACCCGTCGGTCGGAACTGCTCCGCAAACTCGGACTGTAATCCAGTCCACTAGGAGAACACTACAATGGCCAACACAATCGGAACAACGAATGCCAATGTAATCGCTCAGAGGGCTCTCGAGATCCTCGTGGCGGATTACAGCTTCCTCAGAAACTCCGTCACGGATTTCAGCAGCGAAGCGGCAAAATACAACGCCTCAATCTTTACTCATCGCATCTCTGCGACGACCGCCCAGGACTATTCCCAGGCTAACGGTTACGCAGCGACCGCGACAACCCAGACGGATGTGCAGATCACTCTCAACAAGTTTAAGCATGTTTCGTATTCTGTGGACGATCAAGAGCGCACCAGCTCCAACATTAACCTAATCGAGCGTTTCGCCGGCGCAGCCGCGCACGCGCTTGGATTGCAGATGGTTGGAGATTTGCTCGCTCTCGTGACTTCCTCCACCTTCACCAGCGCATTGACGGTTGCTTCCAGCGCCTTCACCTACCGTTCGGTGGTGTCGGCCGGAATCACCCTCAACAACAACAACGTGCCAGTTAACGGCCGGTACGCTGTTCTCAACCCCAGCTTCTACGGTGCACTATTGAATGATAGCACCGTGGTTGCGAATCCTCAGATCACCGGCGACCTCGTTCGCACGGCTGGGATCGGCAACGTTGCTGGATTTAATATTAACCAGTACAGCGCAGTCCCCGGAAACAGCATCACGCTCGGCGGATTCTTCGCCCAGCAGGAAGCTTTGTTGATCGCGGCTCGCGTTCCTGAAGTTCCGACCGGCGTTCCCATCCCTGGGGATATTTCGGTTGTGACGGAACCCCGTACTGGCCTATCCGTCCAAGTTCGTGAGAACTACGACGTGGTCAAGGGCCAGCTGCAACGCACCTACGCCCTGATCTACGGCGTGAAAGCCGGAGAAACATCCAGCCTTGTGCGTATCAACGGTAGCTAATTCACTCGGGGAGGGCGGTGGGCTGAAAAGCTCACCGCCCTTTCCACTTTAAGAAATCCTCTCATGTCTGAATTTACAGAATGTCTCAAGGAAAGCTTGGCGGCTTTATACGATCAAACTGGCACGGCCGCCACTATCGGTTCCAGTTCAGTCACTGGCATCCTTTCGACGATCACCCGCAAAGAAAGCGTGGAGCTGGGCGGCTTTGATCTGGATCTAAACTCCACCTTTACCGTCGACGTGGCGAATCTAGCCACCGCTCCCACGATCGGATCTATTTTACTGGCTAACTCGGTCAGCTATCGGGTGGCGTCGATTGATACTTCCGTAGGCAGTTACGTTCTTGGGTTGCGAGAGGTTTAACCGTGGCCACTCGAAATCCTAAAATCTCCATTTACGCAATCGCCGGGCACGAGGCGCAATTCATGCAGCGCTTTGTAACGGCATTTTTGCCATACTGCGATGAGCTAGTAATTTGCATGGCCCAGGGTGCTCGGCCTGACGACGGAACTCGGGAGATTGCTGAAAAGGCAGGGGCTAAAATCGTTGAATATAAAAACGCACCAGCAGGGGCGATCTGGCCCCACGTCGATAACTTTGCCGCTGCTCGCAACATGGCGCTGGATGCCTGCACTGGCGACTATGCGGTATGGGTGGATTGCGACGACTTGCCGCATAAAGACCTCAAAAACGCTCTTAAAAGGGGCGTGGAAGCGTTTGAGCAGAATCCCAAGCTCGGCATCTATGCGGGCGTTTATGACGTTATAAACGCCAAATTAAGGCCAGTACGGGAAAGGATGGTGCGGCGTATAGATGGCGTATGGTCTGGGAGGTGGAACTACGCAGTGCATGAGGCGCTGTTGCCCAATGCTGGGCTAGAATCTGTGGGTGAGCAGGCAGTATGGGTAGAGCATCACCCCGGTGGCTATAAGCCAAACAGCGCCGATCGGAATCTTCGCATACTTCAGGGCCAGTTAAGTGAGGCAGGCAAGTATGCGTACTACTATCAGCAGGAACTATTCTTAGGAAATAGGCGGGTTGAATCAGAGCCGTGGTCGCATGTTGCGGCCGTCTGGCCGGGGCAGGAAGCAACGCTGGCTTACGAGGCCGCCTGCAATCAGGCCACGGCCACGACTGATCGCACAGTCAGGATCGGCCTATATCAAAAGGCCCATCAGATGAACCCTGGGCGGCGAGAGGCGATTTACTTTTTAGCCAGAGAAGAGGCCAGCGTGGGTGCGTGGTTGCAAGCCTATCACCTTTTAAAGTCTGCCATGGTGCAGCCGGATCCTGGCGTAAAGATATGGAACGCCCAGCGCACCGTATATGACTTTGAGTGTATTGATCTGTATTTGGCGGCATGTAAGGCCGTGGGTGATACGGCAGAGGCAGAGAAGATCGAGAACATGTGGCGGGCACAAAAGCCAGTAAAGATTACCGTTTGCCACGCCACGCGGGGCCGCCCGCAGGAAGCTATCAACGCCCGCATCTTGTGGATGAAAAAGGCGGCAGATCCAGCGTCAGTCGAGTGGATCTACTCAGTCGACGATGACGACCCTAAGGCCGACATGCTAAAAAATTGGGGGATCGTTAAAGGTAAGGGTGGCTGCATTGCGGCTTGGAACAGGGCGGCCGAAGTAGCCCGTGGTGATATTATCATTCAAGGCTCGGACGATTGGGATCCTCCGCTGCATTGGGACAAGATAATCAGCGACAGGATTGGCGATACAAGCAAGCCGAAGGTACTGGCGATTTCCGATGGCCATCGCAAAGACGATCTGCTGTGCATGGCAATCCTCACCAAAGCACGACTGCAAGATCAGGGCACAATGTTCGCCGCCGAATATGACAAATGCTCTGGCATATTCTCCGATAACGAATTTTCCAAGAGAGCTGCATACGATGGCGTCATAATTCCTGCTAAAGACATCGTATTCACTCACAATAATCCGCTATTCACGGGCGCAGTGCAGGACGCGGAATTTAAACGGCATAACGCAAAAGAAAATTACGAGCTGGGCGAAAAGATATTTAAGGAGAGGAACCCGTGATCTACGAATACAAAGGCAAGCTGTACCCAGACTATATTAAAAATGGGAATGCCTGCGCGCATGTTCTTCCATTTGCCCAACACTTTTGCCGTGGTGACGGCTTGGATATTGGTGGCACGAAAGAATGGCACTTGCCCGGCGCTACTGTGGTGAACATTGATCAAGCAAACGGATACGACGCACTCAACCTACCAGATTCAAAGTATGATTACATATTTTCATCACATACTCTAGAGCACGTCGAAAAATACGTCCACGCCCTAGAGCATTGGAAAACACGCCTCAAGCCGAGAGGAACCCTGTTTATGTATTTGCCACATCCAGACATGGAATATTGGTTACCGCAAAACAATCGCAAGCACGCTCACTTATTTCATCCCGAAGATATGGCCAAAACGCTAACCGATCTTGGATTTAAACAAGTGGTATGTAGTCAACGAGATCTCTATTGGTCGTTTGCCATCGTTGGGTTTAACGATTGAAAACCATTGTCTATCATCAGCGCCTTGGGGATATAATTAACTGCTTCCCAGCGGCTCGGCATTTTGCGAACCAAGGGGAAGAAGTGTTTATCGAATGCTTGCCACAATACGCAGGCGCTCTGGATCTTATAAGCTACGCAAAATGGGTGGCGCCAAGTGAAGGCGAGGGGGAGATTTTAGACTTTCAAATATGGCCCGAACGGTACAATGAATACAGGAACAGCGGGCAAAGCTATGTGGACTTTATGTATAGTCACCCGGCTCTTGTTAGAGTGGATCAAAAAATAATCCTAGATTGCGTACCCGACGGGCCGCCGCCCGGCTTGCCCGATCAATACAATCTTCTGGCTCCGCTAGGGATTAGCCAAAGTTGGAATTACCCCACGCTTGATATTCTAAATAAGGCAGAAGAGCTGATGGGCGATTACGTGATTATGTGCGAAAGCAAATACTACTTTCACAAAAGGCATTGGACGGCCCAATCGATTGTCGAAATGGCACAAGCCATTAAGCACGCTGAAAAGTTTATGACGATTAACTCGGCTCCGGCCATTCTCGCTTCGGCGTTGCGTCAAGATCGGCCGACTTACTTTCTGCCACAGAAAAACGAGTGGGCGCAGGACAACATTGCGCCTTGGCCTAGTCGCGTTGACGTGGAGCTGTAAACATGCCCGCCGTTACCATGCTGGATCGTCTAATTGAAGCTGCGTTTCAAGAGCTTCTAACTACAACCGTTACCGGGGTGACCTACCACTTGTCGCACGATAAGACGGAAAATATGCCGCCCTCGATAGTCATTAAAGCCACGCTAGGAACGGAAGAGCCGGTGCAAGGATCTGGCGTGTTCAGTGTGCCAGTTGAAATCGTGGTGGATGATTCTTATGACGACACAACCGTGGACGCACACACCCAGAAATGCTCCAAAGTGCTACAGGCTTTCTATGATTCCAGCCCCCTGGCGACACGACTCAACGCAACCACAGCGATTGGATCTGCCCGTTGTTTTAACGCAAAACTAGAATCGGTAGAGCCGGAAGCTGACGACGAGGAGCGATCGATGCGACGCACCTACAAGTTGGCAGTCATCGCATATCCAAATTCAATCGCGAGTTGACACAAAATTTAAGTCAATATGGCAGCCACAACAATCGGAACTTCTGGCCTACAATTCGGCATCTCTGCGGAATCTGGCGGCCTCGTACAATCTTTTACTGAAACCCGCAACGTTGAACGTGCGGAAGTTAGGAATCAAAGCGGCGAGGTAGTCGGTGCTGCCATGTATAACCCGACTGATACCTTTGCCTTCTCCACAACCATCACGGGCACCTACGCTACTACGGCTGGCGCTGTTCTAACCACGCTTGCTAACGCTGCCAGCACCGGCGGTAAGATTATCGTGGACAGCGTCACAACGAATCGTGCCTCTGATGGATTCGTCACGGTGGACGTATCAGCGACTCGCTTCCCTAACATGAGCTAATCCGCTTCGGCGGGTTTATGAGATCCTAAAATGGTCGATAGCTTCTGGGGAACGACAAACATCAAAGTTGCTGCGGCCGCCTCTGCTTTTGGCGCCAAGCTACGCCCCATGGATCCAGTCACTTGCATCGTAAAAGAGGACGGCCATCGCCAGTTTACTTTCTGGTTCACAATATCTGAAGGCGACGAAGCAAAGGCTGAAATGGAGCGCACTTGGGCGGAAATGAAGTCAGACGGTGAATCGCCAATCCGTTACGTAAGGGCAGCTCTTGAAAACCGCGAAACACTGCTTGGCCTAATGAAGCGGGCAGAACCGATCATATCGATTCAGCGTGGCGGCCAGACGCTTCTAGTCAGCGAGCGAGCCAGCCCAGAGCTGAAACGGGCGATGCTAAAGAAACTATGAGCGAAGAGAATCTGTTGCAGGAGCTGGATCAGGCATTTATATCGCCAGACAGATATTTTAAGGATCAGAAACTGGCTCCGTATACCGAGGGCAGTCGCTTGCTGATGATTCAAATTCGCAACGAAAACGACAGCCCTATATTTTTTGTTTACGCATTTATCTATCTGCACATCCTGCTGGCTAAGAGCAGAAAAGAGGCCATCAAATTGGCATGGGATCAGGATGCTTTTAGAGAAAAGCTGATGGAATGGTCGGAAAAATTAGGCGAGGAGGATCGGGATACCGCCAGCCTGCTGGTCGCCAATATTTTAAACGAATCGAACAAATCTAAAGTAAACGTAATTCCATCCGGCGTGCCACAGCCGCCGGGAAACGGGTAACGCCAGGCGGAACCGCCGCGTGCGTGTTCGTCCTGGCAAAGGAAACCGGTTGGCCGCTGATGACGATCTTATGGGAAGTACCGCTGCACATCGTCAATCAGGCAGAGCATGTATTTATGTATATGAACGGAGCAAAGTTGCGTCGGCCGTATGCCGTCGTGGGCACAGATCTCCGTGACATGGAGAAAGCGTTAGGACTATGAGTGCCAGCCTTACCGTCAATCCGATCAAACTTCAGCAGGCATTTAAAGCCTTTACTGGAAATATGAAAATTGAAGCTGCCAAGGAAATGCGGATTCAGGCCCGTTCGCTTTGCGTCAGCTTGGCCAATTCCACCCAGCCATTCGGCTTAAATCCAAAGGCAAAGGCCATAGGGGAAAAGGCTGTGACGCGGGATATTGATCGAGTTTACAAGTCAACACTTACGGCCGTGCGTGAAATAGGATCGCTGCCATTAGGCAGAGGCAAGACGGCCACACAAAACGCCAAGCAGGCCGCCGCAGCTCTAGCGGCGCTTGTCCTGGGTAAATCATTTAACAAAGGCAAAAAAGGCGTCGCTGCAAAAAGCGAGGCTCAGGCTTTAATTGATCGGCTAAACTATAAGCCTTACGTTTATACTAAAATCGGTGACTTTGATAAAGGCAGCGCACATGAAAATGCTAGGTTCGGAAAGAGTCGCCGAGTGCCAAAAAATCAGTTTGTTCGCCAGGTCGTCACAAAGGAGACCGAATTAGCCAGATACTTTAAGCAAAAACGTGGAAACGTAGGTATTGCAAAATCCGGCTGGGCCGTTTGTGCGGGAATCCTTGGCGGATTTAGGGGTATACCGAAATGGGTATATCGCCACACCGGCGGCGGCCGCGTTGAGGATAGGTCGCTAACAAAAGCAGGCGCTTTTTCAAAGCCCTATATTTCAATGACAAACACGATCCCATGGATATCAAACGTCATCAGCAAATCTACTGTCCAAAAATCCATTGACATACAGGTAGTAAAAATGATCAAACGGCTTTCTATCATCGCTGCTTATCAAAGCAAAAAGGCTGGCCTATAATGGACGCAGTCGCCACAGCCAAATTGGCCTTAGACGCATCCGGCTTTGATCGTGGCATTGCGTCAGCCCAGACGTCGGTTGCACGGTTTGCAAAGACGGCAGGCGGGCTAGTCGCCGGCGCCTTTGCGTTCGACAAGATTATCGCAGGTTTTTCTAGCGCCATTGAAAAGGGGGATCAGTTGCAGGATATCGCGGAGAAGTTTGGCGTATCTGCCAGCAAATTACAGCTCTTGGGAAATGCGGCGAGCGTGTTTGGCAGCGGGATTGATCAGGTATCCGCCGGATTAAACAAGCTATCATTGGCTCAACAGAAAGCCCTGGCTGGCGACAAAGGACTAGAAAACACGTTTAAGGAAGTGGGCATTAGCATTGAAAATCTAAAAGACATGAAGCCAGAGGATATTCTGCTAAAAATATCCGACAGTTTTGCCAGCGGGGCAAATGAAGGCCGACAGTTTATCATCGTAAATGAACTGCTTGGAAAGGCGCAAACGGATCTAATTAAAGTTTTAAACCAAGGATCTGCGGCCATTATTGAGCAGGGAGAGAACATCGGCGTTTACACCGATGAACAGATCGCAAGTCTTTCCGCTTTATCTGATTCGCTAAAGAAATTTCAAAACCTTACAAGCCTTGTATTTGGAGTTGCCGCAACAGCAATTATGGACGCAGTTGAGGCTTATTCCAGATTTGCTGTAATTCCGCCTTTAATCAAATTTTTTGATCAAGC